GTTCGCTACACCGAGGGCGGCAACAAAAAGAATCACGTTGCGGCAGCAGCCGGAGAGGCCCCGAACACGGATACAGGAAGGCTGGTGAACAGTATCACTAGCGTTGCGTCAGGCGGGGCTGTTTACGTAGGCACGCCGCTAGAGTACGCGCCAGATCTTGAGCTTGGGACCACAAAAATGCTACCAAGGCCGTTTCTTGTTCCGGCGCTATTTCGCAGGGAGGCGGATGCGCGACAAATTATCGCGGAAACGATCGCTAAGGCGCTGAAAAAATGAACCTGTTTCCATACCAAACAGCAATCTATGACGCACTAACAACCGCTCTTGCGGTGCCAGTGTATGACGATGCGCTACAGGCAAGTGATTTTCCATTCGTGACAATCGGATTTGATGCTGTAACAGACTGGTCGACAGACGACTATAGAGGGATCCGAGTTCTGACAACAGTCCACACGTGGAGCAGGTACAGAGGCAACAAAGAGATCTACGACCTGCAAGAGCAGGTGCGCGCAGCACTAGACCGTCAGCCGATCACTGTGGCAGGTGCCACTCTTGTTGGTATAGACTACAATTCGAGCAACGTAATACGCGATCCCGATGGCACAACACGTCACGGGGTTACGCAGTTCACCGCATACATTAGCGAGGAATAATCATGGCAGTAGGCGCAGGCGTCCTTGGGCGCAACATCACACTGACGATCGGCGGCACCCCGTTTGCTGCCTGCACGTCGAAGGGCATCACCATTAACAACGAGGCGGTTGATGTTTCGACCGATTCGGCATCCGGCTTCCGTGAGCTGCTGGCAACTGCTGGCGCGTCGTCGATGGACGTTTCGCTGTCCGGCGTGACCAAAGACCTAAGCTTGTTGCGCTCGACGATCTCTAACGCGAGCAAGGTCTACACTCTCGTTTTCACATATGACGAGGGCAGCACGATCACGCTCGACGGGTTCATTACGTCATACAGCGCGACCGGCGAGCATCAGGGCGCTGAGACGTTCGAGGCGTCATTCCAGTCTACAGGCGAATTTACGTTCGCGGCGGGTGCATAATGCATATCCGCCCATTCGTAACGGTTGAGTGGTACGGAAACGAGTACCACCTGAAAGCAACCATGGGCGCGATCAATGAGATCGAGGGCCTTGGTGTCGATCCGGTTAGGGTTGCTCAAGCTGCCGCCAGCGGAACGGTAATGCGCGGCCAGCTGTCAACGATCTATGCCGTGCTGCTCAGGCACGCTGGTGTAAACGTGTCGAATGATGATGTTTATTCCGGCATGTTCGGCGGCGCAGACGTCACAACTGATGATCTGCTTGTGGCGACCAGCGAGGCGTTAGCGTTGATCTTCCCGCAAAATACTGGGGGAGAAGCAGCCAAAAAAAAGTTGCCAAAGCTGATCAGGAAGGCAGGCAATCCGCAAGATGGCGCGGCGTAGACTGGCGCGAGCATTACAAGCTGGCGGTTGGCAGGTTTGGCCTGCAGCCGTCAGAGTTCTGGCAGCTAACGCCGTCTGAATTTTGGTTGCTATCTGATTACCACACGCCGCCTAAAATGTATGGTCGAATGACCGAAGATGAAGCGGATCAACTACTGGAACACTTGGAGAAGGCTCAAGCAGCATGGCAGGCGAAGCACCAGGAACAGTAGGCGCGTTAAACATCAAGATCGCCATCGACACTGGGACGCTAAATTCCGGTATCGAGAAGGCGCGTGAGCGCATAGCGTACCTTGATGGCAAACTTCGCGAGCTGTCGGCCACAGCTGGCAAAGGAACGAAGGACGCGATCGCGCAACTGCAAAAGCAACTCAAAGCGTTAAGCGATCAGGCGTCAGCGTCTGGCGCAAAAATGACGTATGGCTTAGGGAAGCAGATCTCCGGCATCGAGTCTGCCATGAATAAGCTGTCGTCAGCGGCTGGCGGGACAGACAAGACGACCGGAAACCTTGGCCACAAGGTCCAGCAGGCATCTTATCAGTTCCAAGACTTTGCTGTGCAGGTCGCTGGCGGAACATCTGCGCTAACAGCGCTAGGCCAGCAGGGAACGCAGCTATTAAGCATCTTTGGGGCTGGTGGCGCTGTCGCTGGCGCTGTGCTGGCAATCTCGACTGCAATCGCTGGCGTTGCCATGCGCTCAGTGGATGCGGCAAAGGGCCTTGATGAACTTCGCGAAGCGGCGCTAAGGATCGCAAATGTTAGATTCGGTCAGCTAACCGAAGGCGCTGACGCGATCGATAAGCTGATGAATGCCGCCGACAGGGATGCAGTCAAGAAGCTTGACCAAGAGATCTATCAGGCCGCAAAACGCGCAGAAACATTGGCCGCTCAGATGGAGGCCACGCGAAAGGAGCTTCAGGCGGCGCAGGACGCACAGGCATCGGCATGGACAGATCGCGGAGCTGCAAACGCGCAGAAGGAAGCGCAAGCGCTGCGCGAGAAGCTGAACGAGACTGAGCAGCAGGCAATTATAGCAACTCGCGAGCTATCAGCGCTTGAGGCTCAGCGCGCCGAGATCATCGACAGAAACACGAAGCTACTCGATGAAAAGGCAAAGGCAGAAGAGAAGCACGCTGAGGTCATAGCCAAGATCGCCCAAGGGCGCGGGTCGTTTGAGGGCGGCTCTATATTTGGTGCTGTGGGCACCGAAGCCTACGCGATGCAGCTTGAGCAGCAATCGGAGTTCCTTGCCGAATACGTTAGAAACCATGAAGATGCTGAGCGAATGCGCGCCGAGGCGTCGGAGCGGTACGCAAAATATCGCGCCATGGTTGAGCAGCGAACAGCGGATGCTGGCATGAAGGCGTTGTCTAACCTCGCCTCGCTGATGCAGTCTAAAAACCGCGAGATGTTCGAGGTTGGCAAAGCTGCCGCAATCGCAGAGACAGTGATTAACACATACAAAGCGGCCACTGGCGCTTATTCAGCGATGGCCGGGATTCCTTATGTTGGGCCTGCTCTTGGTGTGGCTGCGGCTGCTGCGGCGGTTGCGGCGGGCGTTGCGAACGTGCAAAAAATTAGCTCTACACAGTTCGGCAGCAAATCTGCAGCTTCGCAGGGGTCGGCATCATACGGCCAAGGTGTTGGCAGCGCGCAAACAGTAACGCAGACACAGACGCAGATTGCTAGCATTCAAATCGTCGGCAGCGAAAACTCGACGTTTAGCCGCGATCAGGTGGTAGGATTGATCGGAGCAATTAACGACGCGGTTGGCGATGGCGTCCAGCTGCGCACAGGGGGCTAAATGGCGCTAACGCCAAAACCGCCTAGCGGTATAACGTCAGGGGCAGCAATCGATCCTGAGTTGAGCGGCGGCCTATCAGCAGGCGCTGATCTGCCAAGCGAGTCGCAAGCAGCGATTGACTCCGGTTCTGAGATTTCGCCAGCTTCGTCTGCTGGAATTACATCAGGATCTGAGCTAGCCAGCGAATCGCCGTCATCCATTGATGCTGGGGCGGCTGTTACTCCGGTTGCGCCAGACGCGATCGATTCTGGCTCGCAGATTTCTAGCGTACCGGCTGATGCCATTTCCACTGGCTCGCAGATTTCCAGCGAGTCGGCAGCCGGGATCACGACTGGCGCTGCAAAATCAACTGTCGCCCATGCTGCGATCGGTGCTGGCTCGCAGATTGCGGCAGAGCCTTCATCTGGCGTGTCGACAGGCAGCGAGATCGAGCCAGTTGATCCTGACAACATTCCGCAAAGCGCCGGCGGGATCGGGTTTGATTTTGGTATCGGGATCGGCATTGGCACGTTCACGCCTGGCAGCAACATCCCAAGCGAGCAGCCGGAAGGCATTGACAGCGGATCCTCTATTGCAACCAAGCCTGCCGAGGCCATAGATACCGGCTCAGCGCTGCAGGCTAAAGCCGCTGACGGCATTGATGCCGGATCGTCGCTATCGGCTAAAGCTTCCGCTGGAATATCTGTCGGCGCCGTACTGTCATCGAAAACGCTTCCGACAGCTGGCCCAAATTACCCAGTCATCGGATGGCAAAACGAGTTGCCCGGTAACTCAACCGCGACCAGTGATGACGCAGCGGCGTTGTTAGCGCCTAACGTGCTGACGCTGTCGACGTGGGATCGGTTTGCGTCTACTGGCGCATCAAGCACGCTGACAATCAGCCTGATCACGCCAAAAACGTGCGACTATATCGCCATCGCAGGGCTTAACCTGCACACAGCAGGCGGCACGCTGACCATTCAGACAGCTACGACTTCAGGCGGAGCATATTCAACAGTCGCCACTATTACAAGCAGCACGCGCAGCACCGCTGCGCTATCGTCGTTCTCGTCGCGCACTGTCGGCGGCATCAAGCTAATTTGGTCCGGTGGCACTGGGCAAAAAACGGCAGCAGTGGTGTTTGCTGGACTCAAGCTGGCAATGCAGCGCCCGCAGTATGCTGGAGTCAAGCCGCTGAGCCTGATCAGCAACACAGGGTACACGCCGCAAACGAGCGATAGCGGCCAGTTTCTTGGGCGGCAGATCGTGCGCCAAGGCGTCAAGGCGTCGGCGTCATTCAGGCACCTGGACGATGACTGGTATCGCACAAACTTTGATCCGTTTGCGCGCCACGCAATCAAGAACCCGTTTTTCTTCGCATGGAATCCAGATGAGGATCCGGCTGGCGTGATTTACGCATGGGCTGAGTCTGATATTCAGCCTGAAAAAATGGGCATTCGTGATATGCTCAGCGTTAGCATTGAAATGATGGGTCACCGATGAGCTACGACACGCAGCGAAAGGATTTCACGCAAGAGCGGATCTATGTCGTCGAGATCGACACGCCTCGATGCTCGCGAACTTTTGGCGTTTCGCCATGCCTAGCCACAGGTGAAAAGTGCTTTAACACGTCAGGCACTTGCACATACAGATCGGCGCTGGATCTGAGTGTGACAACCACGTATCGGTTCGCGTCACCAAACGCGGCGGGCTGCACATGGGCAGGCGGAGAAAAGACGGCGATCATTTCGGTGAAGGGGAAGCCAAGGGTAACTGATCCATCGCTTGACCTCGCCGGTGGTCTTGGCGTTCGCGGTGCGTCGTCCGTCCAGATTGAGGATCATCCGTTCGACGATTTGCAGTTCAACGCCGACCCGTATGTCGGCACACGCAGCTATGACCCGCTAGAACATGGCACGTTCTGGACCAAATTCAGGGCGCGCGATCCGTATTTCGTCGGGCGCATCATCCGGATCATGGACGGATTCATTGTTGATAACGTGATCCAATATCCAGACATGCGAAAACAAACATTTGTAATCGAGTCGATTTCGCTACAAGACGGATCCGTTTCGATCACAGCAAAAGACATTCTTAAGCTCGCCGACAACCGGCGCGCAAAATTCCCACGCGCAACCAATGCCACACTAGACGCGAACATAACCGCAGCGGCATCCTCACTGGTCGTCGCGTATAACGGGCCTGATATTGCCATCGACATTCCCGCGTCTGGAGGCAAGGTTCGCATTGATGATGAAGTGATTCAGTACGCTTCCCGCAGCGGATTCACACTGACTGGACTAACTCGCGGCGTGAATAACACAGCCGCAGATGAGCACGAGGCAGACGCAGCCGTTCAGCTGTGCCGAGAGTTCAATCAGCAGGTTCACGACATTATCGCAACCATTCTCGAAGAAGGCGCAGGGATTGATCCATCGTTCTTCGACTACGCGAATTGGGATGACGAGATCAACAACGAATACCCATCCACATTAAACGGGATTATCACCGAGCCAACCGGCGTAACGGATTTGCTCAAGGAGATCGGAGAAACGGCCCAATGTTTTCTGTGGTGGGATTCCGTTGATCAGCTGATCAAGCTCAAGGTGAGCAAACAACCGAACGACAGTACACTTATTTTTGACGCCGATCAAAACATCATCCAAAACAGCTACAAAGTGACAGACAAGCCAGACATGCGCATTTCGCAAGTATGGGTTTATTTCGGCATCCGCAACCCAGTTCGCGATCTAGATGAGGCGGCAAATTATGAGCTATTGCATGTGCGCGCAGATCTCGAATCTGAAACGCCGGAGGAATACGGAACGCAGCGAGTGCGCACTGTATACAGCCGCTGGATCAGCAGGACAAACAAAACGGCGGCGGTCACGCTGGCGACCAAGCTCGGCCAGCGGTTCGGCACCACTCCGCGAGAAATCACGTTCACACTAGCGCTGAAAGACGCTGATTTTGGCCTTGCTGATCAGATCGGTATCAAGCATCGACTGCTGACTGACGCAACCGGCGCGCCATTGACGCTGTTCGCCCAAGTCATTAACCGCCAGCAAGCGGATACGCTATCGGTGGCGGCGCTAGAGCATTCAGTTGGCCGTATCGTTCCTGATGATCCGGCGA